ATAATGATTTTGTAGCAACTAAAGCTGAAAAGACTTTTGATGATGATGGTAATATTAAAGTAGCTGAAGTAGTAAGCCCTAATAAAACTAAATTAAATGTAATTAGACAAATTGGTAATAAAGCTGGATCTAAAAATTTTCCTACTGCTAAAGAATTATTAGATAGTAAACAAAAACCTGCTGAAGTTATTGAATTAAAACCTAAAGATAAATAGTAATGGCTAAGCAGAAGTTCACACACTTCGTGCCAAGAGATCAGCCTAAGAAAAGACCAGGCGTTCATAAGAAATCTCAAAACAAATCTGAGAAGATACAAAAATCCCAACGAAGATATAAAGGACAAGGTAGATAGTATGGAAGAATTTGTATGTTCAGATGGAAGAATGTCTGTTAACGGTGTCTGTTATATAGCTAAAACACCAAATCAAGGTAATGATAATAATACTATACTTCCTCCACCACCATCTTCTAAAAATAATTTTGAATGGAGCTTTGATAAAGTAGGAGATACTGTAGGAAATTTTAATGATACTCTTACAGAGAATTTAACTTCTTTTAATTCTTATGTTTCTGAAAAACTTGGAGTAAAAAATATAGCTAAGAATGCTGCTATAGGATTAGCTCTAGGACCTTATGCAATTCCTCTTGCAATAGGTAAAAGTATGTTTAGTCAATTTCAAACAAACCAAAATAATATTACTACAGATAAAACTATGAAAGATCCTCAAGGTGATGTTGTAACTTATGATATGATGACTTATAATAATCAACCACAAGACTATGGCCAAGGTGGAGCTAGTCAACAAACACAAGATTCTTATAGTGATGGTCAAGGTGGTTATGCTGGAGATAGTACACAAGATTGGGGTGGAGGAGAATAGTGGCTAGACCTAAAAGAAGTATTAAAACTTCAGTAAAGTCTGGTAACTTTAGATCAACTAAGTCAGGAGCTGGTATGACTTCTAAAGGTGTAAAAGCTTATAGACGAGCTAACCCAGGTTCTAAATTAAAAACTGCAGTTACTGGTAAAGTAAAACCTGGAAGTAAAGCAGCTAAACGTAGAAAAAGTTATTGCGCAAGATCATTAGGCCAATTAAAAAGAAGCTCTGCTAAAACAAGGAATGATCCTAACTCTAGAATCAGACAAGCTAGAAGAAGATGGAAGTGTTAATTGTCATATCTTAATGCAAACATACCAGCAACATATGCACAAATTAGAAGGGAGTATTTATATGATTGTAAAAAACATCACGGCGAAGTTGAAGATTGTATTATCTTTGGTATTACAAGTATGGGTGGACGTGCAATATTATGGCATGCTCTTATGGAGAACGGTGCAATATTCTATCGCTTGCCTATTAGTGCATTTATTCAACGTGGCTTTAAAGCAGAAGAAGTACCAATCAGACGACTTGATGAACTTGAGCTTTGGAATTCTTTTAGTTATTATCCTACTGTTACTAGCTGGTCTATTTTAACAGCTTCTTCAGGAAAGTATATTGGTAAAGATAAAAAGTGGCATCATGGAAAATATTTATTTACTATTGATTGGGCTCACCCTGAAAGTAACATATTAGATACTGATCACTCTGAAATTCCACATGAACACAAGTGCGCACATATTATTGCGTTAGATGATGGCAACTATGCAGCACAACCTAATAATAGATGTATATGGGATTTACCTTCATTTACTGTAAAAGATAATATTCCAGATTGGAAAGTACAAACAAATGAATGGAATGTAGAAGATAGTGGTAAATGGAAAACCGAAGATACTGATAATTTCTTCTACGAAATCGAAGAAAAGAAATAGAACTATTATAGTTTTTGTTATATAATGTTTTCCTAAAAAAATAATTAATATGGAGTGTGTTAGTATGAATTATTATTTTACAGGTATGTTAGTAATAGCTTTTATTATATTAACCGCAATTGTAGCACCTTTATGAACAGAAAAACTAATACAATGCTAATAGGTTTATTGGGTACAATCCTTATGGGATTAGCTACTTGGACATTGGTCACACTTATAGAACTTCAATTAACAGTAACCATGATCCAAACTGACTTAATGTCTATTGACAAGCAATTTGGAAGAGTTTACAATTTTATCGATTCTGTTAGAGGTAAATAAAAGACTTTCAAAATCAATATTTTTGTTTTATATCTCTATATAGGAAAGTATGGTATGAACCAGGAGGTAATATGTTATTATGAAAACTATGAAAAAAGGATATCACAAAACTAAAAGTGGTAAAGTTGCTAAAAAAGGTTTGTATTATAATATGAACAAAAGAAAAAAAGCAGGTACAAGCAGACCCGGGAAAGGAACTGTTTCGTCTAAAGCTTTAAAAGCCTCTGCTAAAACAGCTCAAAGTTAAATAATGGAAGTTGAACTAGATAAAAAAAAATTACAATTCACTAATGATGAAGGTGAAAAAGTTAATGTTGATGTAGATCAAGATCAAACTGAAAAAGATGAAGAAGTTTTTGAAAGTAATCATTATTCTAATTTAGCAGAAGAATTAGACGAAACAGAAGTTGGTCTTTTAGGTAAAGAATTAACTAGAGCTTATGAAGATGATAAAAGCTCTAGAAAAAATTGGGAAGATCAATACTCTAAAGGTTTAAGAATGTTAGGAGTAATTGTCGAAGATAGACAAGATCCTTTCCCGGGAGCTTCTGGTGTTCATCACCCTTTACTCGCTGAAGCAGCAACACAGTTTCAAGCAAGAGCTATTGCGGAAATGTTTCCAGCTGGTGGCCCTGTTAAAACTCAAATCATTGGAAAAGTTACTGATAAAAAATTAGAACAAGCTCAAAGAGTTCAAGACTTTATGAACTTTCAAGTTACTCAAGAAATTCCAGATTACTTTAATGAACTAGATCAAATGTTATTTTATTTAGCTCTTGCAGGAAGTGCTTTTAAAAAAGTTTATTTTGATAATACGTTAGATAGAATTTGTTCTAAATTTGTACCAGCAGAAGATTTTGTAATTTCTATGGAAAATACAGATTTAGAAACTGCTGAAAGATATACACAGATAATGAAATTAACAAGAAACGATATTAGAAAATATCAAATATCAGGTGTCTACAGAGATATACCTTTAACTAAATCAGAAGCTGGTGGATCAGGAAGTAATAATGATGGAGATATGGTTGAACAAACTTTACAACGATTAGAAGGAATGTCTCCTAGTATGGCAGATAAAATTCATACTATATTAGAAGTTCATACTAATTTAGATTTAGGTGAAGATAAAAATGAATTAGCTTTACCTTATATTGTTACAATAGATTATGAATCACAACAAGTTTTATCTATTAGAAGAAATTGGAAAGAAGAAGATACACTAAGAAGAAAAAGAACTTATTTTATACATTATAAATATCTTCCTGGTTTAGGCTTTTATGGCTTTGGCCTTATTCAAATGATCGGCGGACTACAACACGCTAGCACAGGTGCTCTTAGAGCACTACTTGATTCAGCTGCCTTTGCTAACCTCAATGGAGGCTTTAGAGCTAAAGGAGCAAGAATTGAAGGAGGAGACATTACTGTTTCTCCTGGTGAATGGGTTGAAGTTGAAGCTTATGGTGATGATCTTAGAAAAAGTTTTATCCCTCTTCCTTTTAAGGAACCTTCACCGACATTACTTCAACTACTTGGAGTATTAACTGAATCAGGAAGACGTTTTGCTTCTATCGCAGATGCGATGATTGGTGATTCTGCTGGATCTGGTCCAGTTGGAACAACTGTAGCTTTAATAGAACAAGGATCAAAAGTATTTTCTGCTATTCATAAAAGAATACACCAAGCTCAAGGTAGAGAATTTAAATTAATTTATGAATTAAATGGAGAATATTTAGATGATGAATATTCTTTTGAAGTAATAGGCGGAAGTCAAAAAATTAGAAGAAAAGATTTTACTAAAGCTATTAGTGTAGTTCCCGTATCTGATCCTAATATATTCTCTCAAGCTCAAAGAATAGCTTTAGCTCAAACTGGTTTACAATTAGCACAAGCTTCTCCTGATATAGTAGATGTTAAAGAAGCTACGAGAAGATTTTTACAGGCTCTTAATATACCTGATTATATGGATTTAATGATTGAAGATGAAGATACACCTAGACGTGATCCAGTATCAGAGAACATGGCTATACTTAATACTAAACCTATTCAAGTATTTGAAGATCAAGATCATCAAGCTCATATGCAAGTTCACTCTCAGTTTATGAATGATCCTAGATTTGGTGGAAACCCTGAAGCTAAAGAAAGATTATATCCAGCAATGTTAGCTCATATGGGTCAACACATGGCTTTCTTATATCAACAACAAATGCAAGCATCAGTTCCTGAAGGTAATCCTGTTTCTTCTGGAGATTTTAATAGAGAATTAAATGATGAGGATTCTAAAGAGATAAGTATAGAAGAAGAAAATAGAATAGCAGCAGCTGCAGCACAAGCTGCACAACAATTAATGGGTTCTATGCCACCTTCTCCTGAACAAGAAAAAGAATCAAGAGAAGCTCAAAAAGATCAAGCTCAACTTCAATTAAAATCTGAAGAACTTCAAATAAGAAAAGCTAGATTTATGGAAGGTGTTAAACAAAGTGAAAAACAAAATGCTAGAAAAGACACTGAAACAAAAGCTAAGGTAGTAGAGATTGCAAGTAAAGTTGCAAGGGAAGATAACAAAAAAGATTAATGAGAGATCATAAAATATTGACTAGCTTTCAAAAAAGTCAAGAAAAGAAAAATAAAGAAATGGCTTTATTTAAAAATCTTAAAAAAGAAGTTGAAATTGGAGCTAATGGAACTCAATCTTATGTAATAAAAAAAGGTATTAATAAAGATAAGATAGCTACGAAAGATATTAATGGCAATTAAACCTGAAGAAATTAGACAAGCTAAAAAGTTTTTAGAAAATAAAAAAATTTCTATTAAAAAAGTTAAACCTATTTTACTTGCTTCTGTTTCTAAAGATTTAGAAGTAAGTTTTTCTCAACTAACTGATACAATAACGAAAGTACTTAATGGAACGGCTGCTTCAAGCGATCAAAAAAAGAATTAAAGATCATAAACAAGAATTATCACAAAATTTATTAAATAAAGGTGTAGAAAATATATCTGAATTTAAACGTGTCTATGGATATGGACAAGGTTTAGATAAAGCATTTGAAATAATAAATGAAACAATCGAAAAATATAAAAAAGGAGATATAGAAGATGAATAGTAATGAAGCATGGGCAACAGATAATGATATACCTACACCTGAAAAAATACCACAGCCTGTAGGTTATAGAATATTACTTAGACCTAGAGGAGCAGTAGTAAAAACTAAAGGTGGAATAATTTTATCAGATTCTTCACAAGATAATCAAGCTTACTTAAATAGTGTAGGACAAGTTATTGCTATGGGACCAGAATGTTATAGCGATAGAAAAAGTCCTTGGTGTAAAGTAGGAGATTGGGTTATTTTTGGTAGATATGCAGGAGCAAGAGTTTCTGTACAAAAAGTAAAAATGGTGTTATTAA